CCTGTGAAAGATGATAATACATCTATACGAGAATCTTGATTCACATCAGTTGTTGATATTGAAGAACTTAAATTAGTTATTCTCGTATCGTTAGATGAACTAAAACTAGCGAACTCAACCTCGGATACAAAGTTAGTATCTAAACTCGAGGAGAACTCCTCTAAATCAGTTATACGAGTATCAAACGATGCTGAATCTATCTCATAAGATGAAGTATTTAGTTTTCCATTAACTAATATATCATTTGATGAGGTATAAGTGTTGAATTGGGTAGTTGTTGTAAAATCAAAAGTTAAAGAAGAACTAAAGTTTTCTTGAGCAACTAATCTTTCATCTACTGAAGTAGAGAATGGTAAGAATACTGAACCTGTCCATGAACTTGGTAATGCATCTTGTACAATGTTTACTAACTCACTTGCTACTGAAGATGAGAATGGTTCAAACACCGATGATGTCCAACTTGATTCTAATTTGTTGTTAATACGAGTATCAGTATCAACTAAGTTTCCATTTAAAAATTCTAAGTTTGGTATATATACAGACCCACTAAAGATTTGTACATCTGTATCCTCATCTCCGAGTTGATTAGAACCACTTGAGAAGATGACTGATGAACTTTCTATCGTTGTTACTATCTTACTTACATTTAACGTTCCAACTATCGTTACATCGTTGGAAAACGTTGCATCGTTTGTGAAAGTTACATCATCACCATTAACAGTTAGTGCTTGTTTAAGTGATGAGGTATAGTTCTGTAAAGAAGCAGTAGCTATTTCAATTAAATCTAATCTTCCATCTTGAGAACCTGTATCTGCTTCTAATTGGTCTAACCTATTATCAACTGATTGTGAGAATTGAGTTACGTTTCCAATACCATTAATAGTAGAAGAAGATATCTCGTTTACTACACTTAGTGAACCGGATAAGATTGAAATACCAATACCAATTCCTAAACCATCTTGTAGTTCAGTATCAGTTTGTCCATTGATACCATTAGTTGAATCAGCAAGGTTGATAATTCCCTTATACGATTCCGATATATATAAATTACTTAAATTACTCATAGTTCTTTCTTATTATGTGTATTGCCACTTTCTTAATGCTGTATCCGTACCTACGTTATATGTTTCAGGAGTTGTACCCCATTTCTTTGGTGATATCCATAAATCACAGTTATCACAAGTTTCATAATCCTCATATGGTATTGCTAATATTGGTAAATTAACAAAATCATAATCATCTCTATCTTCAAATGTATCTTTAACAGTAAAACACTTCAAATATTGATAAGTCTGTAACCAATTATTTGGATTGTTAGTATTTGCAATTACTGTTGAAAATATCTGTCCTATATTTGGTGTAACTCCTTCTTTAAATACTGCAAGGTATTCTTCATTCGTATTACAATCTTCTATTATATATCCTTTACCCTCAGGGTTAATCAAAAAAAAAATACAACGATTTTTATCATTGTGAACCGTGAGTTCAAAGGTTGAACTCCAACCCACAAGACCGTTATTAAATCGGTCAAGGAATGGGGTACACCCAATATCCCCTTCTATCTCAGACCCTGATACACTCCTTTGTGTATAACTCGTTAAATCGTTTATAATAGAAAGAGTATTCGCATGAATATCAACTGCTTCATCTAATCCATAAAAAGGAATATCTTGTTTATTGTCAGTACCATTACTTTCATTTGCAAGTAACTCATTCTTATCAGCAACTACTATCTGAATTGTATAGTTAGTTGTTTTAGTTCCGAATGTAGTATCTTGTATCATTATGTTAGCCATAGGATACGTTGGGAACTCTACACCATCAATTGAAAACACATCACCTTGAGTAACGTGATTGATACTCGGATGGTTCGTCATTATAGTTTTAAAGTAATTTAAAACATTATAATATAATGAGAAGTTAGTTGCTCCGTTGTGTACTATCTGTGATTGTGCTTCTGCCATATCTTATAATTCTATACCTCCGAAGTATTGGTTAGTTTGGTCAGGATATATCTGTGTAGCATTTCCTACCGATGCTAAATACTCAGGAATCTGTGATGAATAAGCAACTAAGTAATCTTGTAATCTCGTTGCGTAGTAATCTGCATTGTTAAGTGCTTTACCTAATAGATAATCTATTTCGTTCTTACCAGGTTGAACTGATTGTTCTGATATCTGTTTAACTGCTCCGTTAGATTTAAACGTTATAGCTGAGAATGGAATATACTCAACACAAGAATACCAAATCAAAGTTGGTTTGATATAATCATTTACTAAATCAACATAGATACCTGTAAAAGGTGTCTGTGATTCTATATCATCTTGGAGTTTGTTATATAGAACTGTTCCAATTAAGTTTAAGATGTATTTCTCTTGTGCCGTTCTAACGAAAGGTAAGAGTGCATCCGCATCAATTGCTCCTCCTAATGGAGTGTTCTTGATAATATCGTTTCGTGTTATTAATAATCCAAATGCCATAATTAATCTTTTATATATTCTGTATCAAATTCTTTATCAAACCCAAAATCAGAGAATCTGATATGTTTAGTTTCTTTAGAGAATTCTTGAGAAAGGTTTTCATCAGTTGTGTTATCGTTTTCCATTGATTCGTTAACATCATCTTCTACTTCACTAATAGTTGAATCAGTATCATCTGCAGTATCACTCAAGATAACTAATGGAGTAAGTTGTTCAAAGTATAAATCCTTTTTACCAATACCACCTTCAATGAATGCTTTATTGATTGCATCTAATAGAATAGATTGGAATGGTTGGATTGTCATTGTCATCATAATAGAATATGCTGTTTTCATTTCTTCTGCCTGAGAAGAGAATCCATTTGATGCAGTTCTGATACCAAACAATAAAGGAGAAACGATTCGGTGTGCAACCAAGATTCTATCTTGTGCATACTCAGCAACGTAAGTGTATTTCTCATGGAGGTTTTCCATTGGGATAACATCTACTGTTGGTTTAGTTAATGGGTCATCGTTAAATGATACCATGAACCTACCTGCGTTACGAGTTCCACTAAACTTGGTTTCTAATAGATTTTCTATTGTCTGTCTTTCTTCCGGTGCAGGAACTCCATTGTTAAAGTTCACCATTGCAACTGGTAAGAAACCATTCTCAATATTGTTGAGGTGTAAGTTACTTAACTCTGCTTCTGAGAAAGAGAATTGTAATGCAGATATCCAATCAGGTAATGAGTAATAGAATCTATTAGGTTCGTATTCTTTTATATAAAGAATCTCCATCTCTTCTTGAGATGTACCGAATGCAGGAATGGTAATCTTTTCTCTTTGTTTTCTTGTATCATCCCAATCAGTACAATACAGATAGTTAAGAACTTTAGTTGAGGTCATTAACTTCTCTGCTCGAAGAGTTTGAACAGGTACGTGATACATTCTTTTTATAGTAGTATGTTCTTTATTCCAAAGTATTTGAAATGCAGCATTACCATATAGTTTCATATCAAATGATACTCTACGTAATTCCTCAGCAGGAATAATCTTCATTAACTCAACCTCAAACGTTTTATCATCAGTACTGATACCTTTACCATAGATTAAATCAGCAATCCCATCTACACACGCTGCATTGGTTGTAGAGGTGTTGTATGCTTCTGTAAGTAAGTTAAAGAAATCATCTGTATCATTAACACCAACAGGTACCCATTGTTGTCTTGTCTTTGTATCTTCAACTACAATCGGAACATCCTCCCTTGAAAAATTGATTACAGAAAAGTTTTGTTGTTTTTTCATAATACTATATATTCGTTATCTGATTCGTGAGATATTGACCAATCCCTCTGTGTTTTATATTCTGATTTATCTACTGATTGAGATGCAAATACCTCAATAGAACCTCTCCAAATAGATGAGGTTGTATCAGTAATAACTGCACGGAATTGTTCTCCTACACTTACACCACCTTCTAATGATGCAGTAAAGGATAAGATATTTTCATAAGGAGTAAACTCATAAGAACCTTCACTTCCACTCAAAACATAAGATGTAATTTTATGTGTAAATAGATTTTCTAAGGTCAAAGTAAGATTAGAAGAACCTGTATCTTCAGTTCTTACTGTAAATCCGTTTGATTGTGATATGTAATAGGTTAGCATATACTTGTCTTTATCTCGTATTTAACATATAACAATCTCGTATTAGTTAGTAGTAAAAGAAAAACCCCCACATTTCTGTGAGGGTTTATCCAATATATGAAAGGGTGGTAGATTCTTATGAATATACAACTGTTGGTTCACCAACTAATCCTGCAAATGGGTCTGCCTTAGTAGCTCCATTTAAGAATGCTGCTGGTAAAGATTCCTCACCGGTCATAGTAATAGAATACCCGTAAAGGTCTCCTAATGCTCCACCTGTGGAAATAGTTCCTGCGGTTAAATCACAACCATTCATTTCTCCTGCAAGTAATGCATCACCTGCTTGTGTCCATAAAATGATTTGTGGTCTTCCGTATGCCAAAAGTTTCAACTGAGTTGTCATTTCGTTGGTTAATTTCTTCAAGTTCAAAGTTAATTCTTGAGAGAAGAAAGTAGTTCCGTTTTCACGAGATGAGTTTACAGTTTCTGTATATGCAGAAGTACCTTTTAATTCATAGTAATATGCGGTATAACCGGTTAAATCGTTGATTTCCCCGTCAGCATTTTTATCAAATGAACCTGTTGAGTAGTTTAAGAAGTAAACTCCTTGTAACCCCCCTACTGATTCTTTGCAAACTTCCTGTCTACCTGCTGTTAAATCACATGCCATAATAGTATCCTCTGTTTAATTAGTTAAAAAAGGGTGGAGGTTAATCCACCCTCATGTTTGTTTTTACTTATGCACCAATTCGGTACACGATATCTTGTCCAACACCAAATTCAGTATCAGCAGTGTAGCGCATGATTATTCTGAAGTTTTGTGAACCATCAAGTTGAGCCATGTCTAAAACACGTACTTCGTTGAAATCTGACATCAAGCCAGTACCGAAGTGTAGGTTAGATTTCTGTGCTGCAATGATTGTACCAGCACTCATACCTGGACAAAGAACGATTTCAACACCTTGGAAGTTAGATGGTTTCTCACCTACGTTCAATTGGTTGTTGAATGAACCTACGTTAGTTACACCAGATAATGCTTGTTGGTAAGCCTTAACTACTTGTGTTCCTGCGTAGATTACTAAATCTTCTTTTCCGTATACTGTATCAGGAATAGATAAGTAAACATCGTTTAATGCAGTGATTACATTTGTTGAATCAACTGAACCAGAAGTAGTTGCTTTAACTACATCTGCTGATGCAGATAATGCACCTTCGAATCCTTGGAATTGTCCGTTTACAGCAGAACTACCTTGCCAGATATCTGTTTCAGTTTTCT